TAAATCAAACTCATTTTCTTCTGATTATTCTAGCCCGATATCTCAAAAATTTGCAAGCCCATCATTAAGTCAGTTGTTGTCTATGTTTGGTGGGGGATCAGTTAATTACGATAAGTTAACAAGTGGTATCAATAAAAATAGCAAAAAATACAGGGACCATTTTGATGATAAAAATACTCCCGTTGAAGGAGACACTGGAGGAATAGCAGGTGGTAGTAGGGCCGGATTATTAAGAATTCTATATAACGCCGGCTTTAGGGGAGATGCCTTACATACAGCATTTGCCGTAGCTTTGGCTGAATCTGGTGGTATCTCTAACAGACACAGCGATCCTAGACTTAAACAAGATGACTCTTATGGCCTATTCCAAATTAATATGATAGGAGCCTTAGGTCCAGATAGACGTAAAAAATTTGGTTTAGCTTCAAATAATGACCTATACAACCCAAACATTAACGCAAAAGTAGCGCACATTATGTCGCATGGCGGTAAAAATTGGAAGCCTTGGTCTGCATACAAAAACGGAAGATTCTTACCTTTCCTAGATGATGCAAAACGACTTTCTGAAAAAGAAGGTATAGGTGGAGGAGATGGCTCCATGTCCTCAGTGGGCTTGGCTTCTACAGAAACTACTGGCGCTACAATGTCCGGTGGATCTAGAAACGGTAACGCAACTCTTACCGCAAATTCTAGAGTAGAAGTTCATGTAAATATGAATGTACAAATTGCTAGAGCTTCTATAGGAGAAGCAAATAAACTTGCTGACGACACCCTAAAGAGATTAGAAAGTAAACTTAAGTACGGGGAAGGATTAGGTCTTTACTAATGCCTACTTATGAAACAGGATATTACTACACAGTTAGTAATTATGAGCTTATAAAAGACACTCTTGGTAGTGGAAACATACAGGTAGAGACTACTGATGCTGTTGATGAAAATGGTTGGACTACCATTAACTATGAGTGGGGGGATGAAAAAACCAAGCTAGTTAATTATAAACATCGTATAAAGTACGAAATTAGAGTCTATAAAACTTCTCAAGCAACTCATGGATCTAATCCTGTAGGCATTTTAAATGCTAATGATGGGGTAAAAGTAGTAGTGCTTCAAAGTTGGGTAAACTCTGTTGCCGATTATGCAACTGTCCCTCAAACCTCAATATTAAATAACTACATTCGTCAAAAATCAGAAAATAATGGAACAGTATTCTATTTTTATGTTGATGGAAAAGGTGCTGGAGTAATTACCCCTAAAATAAAAGTAACTCTAGAAGTAGGTAGTGAAGAAAATGATTTTAGTCCTGAGCCTTTAGAAGTAGGCCCGCTAAGTAATAAAAAAATGCTTACTTTAAACTTTACTAAAGCCTCTACTCAACCAAAAATACAACCCCTATTAAAACAATTAACTGGAGCAGATAGAGCTCGTTGGAACGCATGTACTAAAGAATGGGTTGGTTTACTAGTAGTTCCTGTAGGAAGTTCTGGAAATGTAGACACTACCCTTGTGTACTTTAATCAACGAGGCGAAGAGATAAGAAGAAAATACTTAGGCAGAGAAAGTTTAACAGCTACAGGACCAAACACATACTTTGGTGATGGACAAGAAGCTTTACTTGAGGCTGTTAGGGCTGTTTGTGGCGGAGAAACTGGAACTCCAGATATTGGAGAGCCTCAAACCCCACCAGACGCAGATAAAATTAGGTACAACCCACCCAACCATTTTGTAACTAGAAGCGTGTCTCATGGAGAACGTACTAGAGAAGAAATAGTTAAAGGCCGCATCATTACAAACGTTACTGACGTAAATACTGCCTTAGCAAACAGAAACAATAGGCTTGGTAGGATCTATCAGTCTGAAGACGGGGCTAAAGCACTGAATGACCCAATAAATGGACAAATGAATTATTGGGGTTTTAGATTCAGCTATAACCCACAAAGCATAGAGTACGGAACTACTGTAGACACTTCCATAGACTGGATGTTAAATAGTAGGGATGTTGCAAATCTTCTTGGAGGAAATACAAGCGTTTCTGTAAAACTATACTTAAATAGAATTGCAGACATGACTGAGCTAAAGTCAGCGCGAGTTGGTGGAGACTTTAGCAAGGCCTATCCAAGAGCCCTATCAAAAGAAGAAATTGAAGGCATTCTTTATAGAGGAACTGAATACGATTTAGAATTTCTATATCGAGTATTGAATGGAGATCCAAGTAAAACATCTTTGCTATCCTATGATGGAAAAAGCTCAGATTTTGGATACATAACTGGAACTCCTTGTTGGTTCCATCTTCACAACAATATGCGTTATTACGGATCTATGGCATCTTTACAAGTAAGCCACGCTATGTTTACTCAAGAGATGGTGCCAATGCTATCTACCGTAGACGTAACCTTTGTTCGTTACCCATCACTTGACTTTGCAAGCCCAGCTCAACAGCGTGAGGCAATACTTAACTCTGCTAAAACTACTGCGGGAACTGGTGAGGAGGCTAAAAAACCATGATAGAACGAGTATCTAGATATTATGACGGCCCTTTATTTCAGGTAAAAGAAAGTAATCAATATACTATTGCTGTTTTTAGAAATTTTGGGGAAGCAAAAACAGTTAGATTTGTTGAGTATACCTGGGTTGATGGTGACAGTCTAGGAAGATTAGCTGATGTATACATAGGTGATTCTAAGTATTGGTGGGAAATAATGGAGATAAACCCATCCATTCTAGACCCGTTTTCTATAGAACCGGGAACAGTAATTAGGATTCCGTATGCCAACTAATAATTTACAAAAAAATTATGTATATGAATCTACAGCTCATTACTCTAAGTGGAAAGTAGAGTTTCCTAAAACTCCAGATCTAGAGTTAATACTAATTGGAGCTGAGTTGTATCAGGATATAGAACAACACGATCGATTAGTCCTACACTTTAAAGGAAAACCTTTTAAACCAGAAACTACTATAAAATCTGAAGACCCTGTAAGGTTTACTTATACTACTAATAGAGTAACTACAGAGTTTTTAGGATATGTTTACGATATAGACCCTAAGGATGACCTTGATTCAAATAATACAGATATAGTCTGCATTTCAGCATCCCATCTTTTAAAAAATACTGATCAAAAAATATACACTTCTGTTACTGCTGATCAAGTTGTTTCTAAAATAGCTAAGAAAAATGGAATGACTGCTGTTACTCAAAGACACCCTCGTGTAAGAAAAAGCATAGTACAGGCCGGTCAAAGTGATTGGCAGTTATTAAGAAGATTAGCAAAACAAACTGGATTTGCACTACGTTCCGAGGGAACTACTATTTATTTTGTATCTAAAAATAAGATATTTAGTAAAAGCAAGCCCGGAGCTCAATACTTTAAGTATATTGATGATGATATTGGTGGAGTAGCTGTAAAGTACAATAGAAGTTATGGAACCATTATTGCTTTTGCCTCTCAAATATCAGACTCAGCTCCTGAAAAAGGAGCTAAAGTTGACCGAGTAATTACTGGTTACAATGAACGTACCGGAACACTCATAGAAACCCTGCATAAGTTGAAAGACTTTAACTTTGAAGATAAAGGCGTAGTTGTGCCTAGTGAGGAGTTCTTTAAAGAATGACTTCTAGATACTCCAGCGGTAAAAACTTAGCTTCTTTTCAAAAGCATCAAGTTTATGATGTAGCTACTAGCTTAACAGAATCTAAGTATATTGCAAACGACCTTGCAGACGCTAAACGCTATCAGTTTAGAGCTAGTGCTGTTCTTGTTGGAAACTCCTCTGTAAAGCCGTATGAAGCCATATATTTAGACGGACTTCCAAATGGGATGTCCGGATACTGGACAGTTCTAGCTGTTAAACATATCTTTGGGGGAGCTCCCGCAGATTACATGATGGAAGTAGAGCTAGGAACTGACGTATTAGGTGATACAAGCGAGTCAGCTAAAAAGTCTAAGCAAACTAGAGATGTTGTAGGAGAGTTGTCTGGACAGGCTGTGCAACCTGCTAAAGCTAAACTAAAAGACTATTCTTTTGCCGTAAATGATTCTCCCATAGAACCAAGTTACGGTAGGACAACTCCTACGTCTAAAGTAGTTAAGAGAACTACTGCTGTCCCAGAAACTATCGTTCCTAATGATCCCTATTCAGTAAAAGCCCCTGATTTTTCTAATGTAAAAAGAACTGTAAAGTGGGAGAGCAAATGAAATACAAAGAGTTAGTTGATTCTGAATACGGTATGGATCCAGTAGGAAGAAATAGATTTTTTGGAATCTATGAGGCTAAAGTAGAAGATATTAATGACCCGTTATAAAAAAATAGAATTAAAGTTAAAATTTTTCAAGCAACTGGTCAAGAAATCTCTGGATGGGCTAAGGCATGCTTACCTATAACAAGCAATGCCAATCACCCAGATCATCAAGAACATACTGCTGCCCAAATAGCTGCCCTACTAACCACTACGGCTACAACTGCCGCAGACCCGCAGGGAGGCTCAGTTACTATTCCTGCGTTAACGGTGGTGGCAAAAGCAGGAGCCGGTACACTTACTCATCCCCGTAAAACGGCCGCCAATACGGTACAAAAATGGAATGACTCCCAGGAGCAAACCCCACCCGTAGCAGAGCATACGCCACACCGTTTAATCCCCTATAAGGGGCAGATGGTATGGGTTATGTTTGTGGCGGGAGATCCTGAATACCCAGTTTGGATAGGAGTCCAGTGAGTCCAATTTCGTACCCATACACACTAGACCCTGCCGGTTTATTATCAAGTACCGAAGACCCTAAAAAAATCTATTTAGATCGTCTTCTTACTTTGCTTTCCACAAGTCCGGGTCAAAGACCTATGTTGCCAAACTATGGGACAGATGTCCTTCGTGCTCTCTATGAAAACGATAATCAGCTAACCGTCTCTATAAACCAAGCTGTTAGGCAGTCTGTAGGTTTTTGGATGCCAGAAATTTCAATTCAAAATATAGAAGTTGGGTTACCTGACGAAAACGGAGAGGCGTCTGTTAACATCTTAATTAAACTTCCTAATAGCTTACTTACAACCCTGTCTGTAAGCACTGCAATTTTTAATATAGACGGAACCATAACTGCTACGGAGTAACTATGGCTGACATACAAATAGACTACACTTCTAGAGACTTTGATGCTCTAAAAACGGACCTTGTAAACCTAATCAATGCAAGAACTAACATTGATTGGGATGCCAGCGATCCATCAAATTTAGGCGGAGTTTTAGTTGAGGCGTTTGCCTACATGGGCGACCTAATGTCTTACTACCTAGACAGAGTAGCAAACGAAACTACAGTTGATACTGCAGTAAAACGAGAGACTTTACTTAATTTTGCAAAACTCTACGGTTATAAACCTTCTGGACCTACGCCAGCTACAATCAGTATTTTGTTTACAAATATAAGTACTGAAGCTATTGACATTCCAATAGGAACTCAAGTTATGGCTCCACTTTTGTTTGGCCCATATACTGAAGTTTACTTTGAAACTACACAGGCTGCAATACAGGTTGCTGCTGGACAACAGATTACCTTAACAGCAAAAGAGGGTAAGACTGTAAACACTGATAGACCTGACCTTATTAATCCTAGCAATAATAAACCCCTACCTTCAAGCTTAGGCGCATCAAACGGCGAAACTAATCAAGAGTTTGATATTACTGATGTTGGTATCGTTGACTCTACCTTAATTGTGTACGTGGGTCAAGGAGAAGCATTTGCTCCATGGAGTTATACCGATAATTTGTCTACAAAAGGCCCTACAGATTTAGTATTTACTACTTCTCAAAATACAAATGGAAGTTTGACCGTTATATTTGGGGACGGAATTAACGGAGCCGTACCACCAACTGGTCAGTTAATCAGTGCCCTATATAAGACAAGTGTTGGAGAATCCGGAAACGTCATTTCTAATGCTGTATCTGAAGTAACGTTTATTCCAGGAAATATTGATCCAGAAGCAATATCGTTCTTAACTGCAACTAATCCAAACGCAGCATATGGCGGTGCAGATGCAGATGATAATGCTCAACTTAGAAATAAAATTAAAGCCGCAATAATTTCTAGACGACGCGCCGTAACGTTAGATGACTATGAATATTTAGCTTTACAAGTGCCTCAAATTGGAAAAGTAAATGCTGTAGGTTCAGTATATAGCTCTATAACACTGTACGTACAACCACAAAATGACGGAACAACAACCCCAGGAATTATTAGTGGGTCTCCTACAGCTGCTTGGACAGCGCTGTCAAATGAAGTTCAATTGTATATGCAGGACAAAATACCTGTAGGAACAACTATAACAGTTCAACCACCGTCCTATGTACGAACCTATATTTCAATGACTATTGTTGTAAACGCTGCCTACAGAAATAACACTGTTAAGCTAAATATAAATAAAAACTTTTTAGACGCTGGACAGCTGTTTTCTTTTGAAAACAATACGTTTGGAAAAAGCATAGCTTTCTCTACAGTAATGGCAAAAGCTGCCGGAGTTGAAGGCGTTGAGTCAGTAACTATTACAAAATTAAATACTGATAACTCAGCTACCGCAGCAACTATAAATTTAACAGCAAATCAGGTCCCGTATCTTTTGCCTGATGATCTTATTCTAACTATAAGCGGCGGATTAGCATGAAAAAACTAATAGGAAGAGGTAACTAACATGCCAGCATCATACCCTACGAGTATACGTACGTTTACAAATAAAGTAGACCTTGTAGACACCGTTCTTGCTGATCATATAAATGCTCTGCAAGATGAAGTTCGTGCACTAGAAATAGTTCTAGGTGCAACATCTCAAGGAGGAAGCCCATTAACGTCTAACTACACTGGCGTTTTCTCTACAACTTCTACATGGGCAAGCTTAGACGAGCGAATCTCTAATATAGAAAGTGGATTAGTAAACGGCGTAGGAGCAATAAGCCCTTATGTTAAAAAAGTTGGAGATGCTATTCAACCACCTTCAGG